CTCCACCTCAACTCGAGGTGGTTGGAGGGTGTCGCGGGGCGATCCACCCGCTCCCACGCGGGAAGGATTCCCGTGACGGGGTTATATGCGTGCCCCTCGGGGGCACACATATAACACGGCTCGCCGCGGCGAGAACAACAGTCCTCGCCGGTCGAGTTCTGATAGTACTTGTTGATCTTGATCTTCATTTTGTGCCTCCTTAGCACATGAAACACAGCATTGATGTACGCTTCAATACTGCATTTCTCCTTATGCATATATACCACGTTATATGCCCTATTTTAGCCTAAAACAGGCAGTACAACGCTGTAGCTATAAATAACACAAAAATGGCCTTATTTTAGCCCTATGTTTGATAGCTAAAAAAGGGTATATTTAACGACCCCCCCTATGGGTCACTTAACTTAGGAGTCTATTTAGAAAACCATGTATTTTGATATTGGCTTTTCTACCAATACCCAAGTAGGCCCTACATCTATGGTTGTGTTATCTGGAGCTATGAGTTGCCTTCTAGAGTATCGCCATAAAGAGGGCAAACATGCATTTATAGCTTTTGTAGTAGTCATCGTCGGCCAGCCGCCATGAGAGACATATAGCTTGCAGTTGGTCGCATCCCACTTAGCTATGTAAGTTCGATATAGCCTCGCGTATACAGTGATATTTCCGGCATCATCTACATGTACTTCTACACCTCTATCTCTTGTAGAGTATTTTCTGGCATTTATAAAGTTAAAAGCTAATCTTCTATTGTTCTTTTGCATAGGCTTCATTCTAAGTGCCGCATTTCTTGCGATAATATCTGACGTATTCATGAGTTCCCTTGAATCAGGAGCGGAGATCCACCAGTTAAAATCATTATTTGTTAGTTTGCTTGACATGATTATTTCCAAAAGAACAACTCCCAGGGAGTACCTGGGAGTGTTCCGAACCACTTACAAGAAAGGACAGAAGTTTATTGAGGAGGCATAGGTTGCCGCAGCTGATCTCTGCCTTGGCTTTCTGCCTGCTGCGTTGCCTGATCCAGCATGGATTTTACAACCGCATGCATATTTGGATCTTGAGCCTTTATCTGCTCTAGTATTTGTCGTCTTTGCGGAGAGCCCAATGGAGCTGTAGCCATAATCTCATTTACTCTCGCATTAGCGTCCGCAAAGAAGGATTCTAGGTCTTTTCCTGGGCCAGCAGCTGTAGGTCCTGCTACGCCATTCATTGGCATGCTTGGAGGAGCGCCCATGCCTCCGATATTTGGAGCTCCCGGCATGCCGCCGGGCATGCCTGCCGCTTGGCCAGGACCAGCTATAAATGCTCCAGGAGGAGCAGTCATGATTTGCTGATTTTCTTCGGCCTTTTGCATGCGTTGCATGTATTCTTTCTCTTCGCGCATCTTGAATTCCTGCTCTGCCTGTCGCTTCTTGAAAGTATCCTTCCAATCCAGGCCGAACAGATTGAGTACATCTTGCTCCGCAGCAATACCCTGCATCATCATTTGGAGCATGATCATTCTGCGTTCAATATCGTCTGCATGAGTCGGCCGAGTCAGGACAACTTCACAAGGCAGCCAATTCAAAATAGCGCTAATTCTGTCCACCATCCATGAAAGCGCTCCTTGAAGTCCATTTAGGAATACTGATTCTCCTGCTTCAAAAAGTCTGGCAGCAAATGGAGCCGACTGAACGCTAAGAGTTTTTCTGTAAAGCTCTACCGGAACACCCAATCCATTAAGGAAGTCAGCTTGAGCCTGCTCTAGCAATTGAGGCTGCACAAAAGCCTTGCCTTCGCCTCCAAGCAGCTGGTAGTTCACCGGCACAGACATCCACTGCCAACCTGTAGGGTCTTTTCTAGCTCGATCTATGGATCGCATAACTTGAGCTCCGAAAGATCCAATATTTATGTTTTTCATTGCATCGCCAGTAGCTCCAATAGACGCTGGAGTTACCAAACGAATAGGCAACATATGATCTAGTGCAATTGCCTCATTATTGCGCTTCAGTATTTGCGCTAGATAAGCATCTCTAAATCCTGCAATGACAGGAGGCAAGCCCCAATCGCCCATTTTAATGTCGCTAAGATTGCCCATTGAAATATGATGCATCATATTATCAGCAAACTTGAACAGCGTACCTGATCTTACGGCTTGTACAATACCCCAAGGAGCTTCCTCAAGGTATTTCTTATTTCCCGTATTGATCATGCTTATGTCAGTGGGCGGAACCTCGTAATAGTATTCTGGATTTCCACCATAAGGCTGAGACACAATTCTAATTTGCTTGATAGGCCAGCGCTTGATGCGAATCTGGTTTTCCTCAAGTGTAGGCCTATCGTCAGGATTTTTGACTACACAGTTCTTTTTGCAATGCGGACATTGAAAGGCAAAGCCATTTGTCAGTGTAAATTTGTAGTCAATAGAGTGTATTGGTCGAGCGCTGCCGCAGCCATCACAAGTTAAAAAACGCTTAAATGGAGCCAATACTGAAATACAGGCATTACCGTATACCTTGACGTCTCGCCCAATAAGGAAAAGCATAGACTTCATGTTTAGCTTTTCCAGCAAGAATTTCTTGTAGTCGGCAGCTTTTTCTTCGTCTTTAGTAATTAGGTTTATGTCTGTGCCTGTAAAATAGGACACCACATACTCTACAGCTTGAGCAAAGGTACGATTGCTGTAGTACATAGCCTCCGCAACTTCAAAAGCCTCATGTATATTGGTAGGCAGGTGCAGCGATGCATAGTCCAAAAATGGACTTGGAACGTGCTCTGCGTGAGATAGAGATCTTCTAGGGCTGAAGTTGGGAGACTGAAAATCCGGCATTACTCAATTCCATCGCTTTCCACTAACTTGGATATTAGGCTTCGAGCAAACTCATTACCTGAAATTACAGCCCAATCGTATGCATTTAATCCATCATCGTCTACTTCAAGAATGTCCAGTTTATCTTGTGCCACTACATAAAAAGATATTAGATAGCTAATGACATTATGATTTTGAGCATTTTCAGTAAGATTTGCTTTTGCGTGAGCCGGCTTTCCATAAATTGCCATCATAAGAATGTTTCTATTTCGCCTATCTTTTAGATGAATAAGCTTTGGAAAGCGATCTAACAAATTATTTACAGCAATTAGATTGTCGGAGAGCAGCCCACTGATAAATAGAGGAATCGCTTCTTGAATATTATTCACTCCTGGTAGCATTCTTATTCCCTTCTGTTGGCTTATTGTAGCATCTACAAGCCCCACAACAAGGTTTAGGCTTCTGCTCTGAGGATTCCACTAGGTCGTCAGATGCAGTTTTTACAGCCCGGCCTTCCTGCTCCTCTTGTATTACGCCTTTTTTAATGAAGTCTTCTTGCATGTTATTTTCCAGAAAGTAGTTTAAAAGTTTTTTAATTTAAAGAGTTTTTCAGTTAGTTAAATTTTATGTGTTTATTCTGTAAAATCAGCTATTCTGAAAATAAATATTCTTTTTTTATTTACCGCATCATAAATATCTATATTTAAAACCTGGCATTTTAAATCTTTATTGTTCACAGTGCATTCGAATTCAGGTATGTGCATTTTACCATTTTGGTCGAGTTGTGCCAACGGAGGAGTCCAGGCTGGAGCTTTTGTTTTTTCTAATATCGGCAATTCTAACATTAGCCAACCGTCCATGCCTTTATTTGCATCAGCTGGTTGGTATACCGCGTTTATACAATCTAATGCCAAAATAGCCCCATACCAATTAATTTGTATGGTTTGCATTTTATTTTCTTTTATTTCTAATGTATTGTTTATAGCAGAAAAACTCTGAGAGACGGTAGTCTCATCAGAGTCGATAGAAGTTATAACAGGCTTTTCAATAATTCCACCGTTTACCAGTACAGGAGTATTTCCTAGAGGCTTACTGAAATCTCGAATATCAGCAGCAGGAGGCACAGGTATGTTAGCTACCTCGGCCCAGCCGCTAAAGTTATCTGTAACTTTAACTGCTTCTGTTTTTGCTGGCCCTTTTCCCACTTTCATTCCTAGTGGGGCATTCGGATTAGTAAATCTTTTTTCTCTAGGCATTATTTTGTACTTAGTTAAAAACGGGTTCGTCTGTGGGTTTTTGTTTTTCTAGAGTTTCTTTTAGCTTTACAATAGCTTTATTTGTTAAATTATTCGAGAACTCTTTTGGAATACAGCATACAATGTTGTTTCCTAGAGTTGACTTGTAATAATCTTTGCTGTGCTTTAAAGCTTCTCCTGCATTTATTACGCCTAAGTTCTTTTCTATAGCGTCCAAAGGCACCAAACCTAGATCATAACACAAACTCATTATAGTCGCGATAAACGGCTCTAACTTATTGTTTTGATCTATATTTATCGAATTTATTTCGACGTAGAGCTTTTTACTTGGCTGCTTTAAATTTCCATTTATAGGAAAGAACTTTGTAAATGTTCCTGATTCGTCAAAACGAGGCACTACTCCTAGCGCAAGACAAAGCTTAGGAATAAGGTAGCAAGGGTTATCGCTAACCCATCTCATGTTGTCAGTCATGTGAACAATCTGCCCCCATTGCGACTTCGATTTCTTTGTCAAAACGTCTACAAAGAATATTTCAAGCAGTTTTCTGCCACATTCAACTGTATAGGGTTTTGAGAATATTGGATATTGAGCGTCTATTTTGTCCTTTTTTCTGTTCGAATTGTCAGAACCTTGCAATAACGCTTTAAACGTATAGTTTGCTAGAGTTATTGGAGATTCTTGAACCATAAACCAATGATGGTCCAGTGTGTAAGGCCATACAGAATTCTTGGAAGGCTTGCGCCATTTAATTTCATCAGCTTGATCAAAGGCTTTATTTGATCTAACCAGATTTTTGCCGATAGAGGACCCAACTTGCTTGTTTAGCCATTCCCCCCAACTATGGCCATTAATAAAGTTATATACAGCTTTACTTTTTGCTTGTAAAGGGGCTCCTTTATTTTGCTTTAGCAGAGAGCCTATCTCATAATTAACTTCTGTAAGCACATCAAGCAATTGCGTGTCTTTTGGAAATTCTAAATATCCAAGAGTAACTGCTTTAATAATTTCGGAGGTTCGAATTTTGATCGAAATTTCTCCGTGATTATAGTTTTGGGAAAAGGCGCGAGAGCACATCCTGCTTCCCATGCTTACCGTATTCAAAGCCTTAATAGTTTGAGGAAGTAGCCTCAAAATATTTGCTTCAGACAGCTTTTTTACATTAGCTGCATCCAACACTTCTAGCTTAGCAAGCTGCCCCTTTTGAATTGGAGCAGCGATATATCCTAGCACTGTTGTATCAGAAATAAGAGGATAAAATAAGCCAATATCCGAATAGTAGAACGGATTATCTCCGCAGACATTTCTCATGTCTACGTTTAAATTATTCAAAATTATTCTTTGAGCTTTGACTAGTGGATAAAAGTTCTTTTCAAAATCGCAAAAGTAATTGTACATTTGTTTAAGCTACTCTAATGGTTTTGCCGTAAGGAGCATTTACTGTGCTATTAATAGCCCAAATAACATCAAAGTCTGGAGCATTACCAAATTCTCCATACCCGTCAGTGAAAAATACTAACGCATCTACATCTATCTTTTTGTTTCTCAAATGCTCCATCACTGGAACAAAAGAGGTACCGCCTCCTCCAACTACTTTTGGAATTGGCTCATAAGGAGACACCCATCCTGCTCTATGTATGTTGTAGTCACATTCCATAAAATAAACAGGAACTTTGTATAGCTTTCTAATTGCGTCTAATTCTGATATGCCTGCTTCGATATCTTTTGGACTCATTGAGCCAGAAGTATCTATCGAAAAGGCGATACTGGGTTTCTTTGTACCTACACGACTAGTCAAAATTATATCTTGATACAGATACCTTCTGTTTGGTGGAGTAAACGTATGCCTATTTTTTGCGTTATAGCAAAGCTTTTGCCTAAGGTAATAAGCTAGCACTTCGTTCCACGGAACTTTAGAGCTGTTCAAGGAGTTTACAACTCGCTCCATGAAGCCGGGGCAGTTTCCCGCCATTCTGGACCTGGTGGCAGACTCCAATCCTGCCTCAGACCATTCCTTCTCTCCTGTTGGAGTATCTTCAGAATTCTCTCTAATGCATTCGGATTCACCAGGACTAGGCTCTTCTCCGCTTCTTCGCATGTCTGAATTTTTCTCAGACAACTCCTTCATAATTGCTTG